ATGTTATTGCATCCTTTGCAATTTTAATTCCCTGATTTCCACCCATTGGAGATGCATTACCCACTGGATATGTCTGTTTAGGGGTAAACATGAAATATTCTTCTATCTCTGGAAACTCAAATTCCATTGGGTTATCATTATTTTGATTAGTAACCCTAAACTTATCATCCTTATTCTTTTTCTGTTGCCTTACATAACGCATTTTCATTGCGTCAATATATCTTATCTCTTGAATACCTGCTTCAGGGTTCTTTAAATCTATTATTTTATGATAGTATAATCTACCATCTACATACCAATTTCTATAAATCTCATGAGCTTTCTTATCAAAATCCATCAAATCTTTGATGAATTTAAAGGCATCTCTAACCTTATCCTTAATACCATCACTTGCATTAAGGTTATCTAAATTAATTTCTACTGGACTATCGTTTGTATCTGATACTAATGCTTCACTTATAATATCTTCTATTGCACTATCTGCTTCAGGATGAAGCGCCATTTCCCTATATCTTTTGATCAACTCAAATTCTGTTTTATAAACTCCTTCGATATCAACATAAGAACCAAAAAAACCACTACTCAAATAGTAGTCATTCCCGTCCTCGTTATTTGGAGGAACGGGAGAGACCGCCGTTTGGGGTAGTGATTGTTCGTCAGAGTCCTCTATCGAGAACCCAAAGAGTTTAGCCATAATTACGAAACTTTTTTACTATTTATCAACCCTTAATATAGTTAATTAGGGTTGCCAGCACCAGTCAATCTGAGTGACTGAACTTGGAATTCGACTGTGAAGTCCTCTATAGTATCACTTGAATCGTAAGATAAGTCAATAGCTGAAACATTTGTTGGGAAAATATCAATGAATTCATACTCTTTTAGTACTACATTTTCAATTCCACCAGCATTTGCACTGCTCTTTTCTGATCCTCTACCAAGTTGGAATACCTTGGCATTGACCATATAATCAGCTGGGTTAGTAGTACCTAGATTAGTATCTAAATCAGCAATTTGTTGTGTCCAACTTTCAAAAGCATTTCTAAATCTGAAGTCTTCATCATTGATAACTGTGATAGTCCACGTATCAATTGTTCTGTCTCCAGCAACTTTAAAAATTCGACCTCTGAATGGGATGTCAATATTTGCTATATTCTGAGCAGGTAAAGCTGCAGCTTTGCACATAAAAGTGAACACTTCTGCATCCCAACCTGACACTACGTTAGGTGGTAACGTAGTGAGTTCAACTTCAAATAGATTCGGCCTAGCACCGCCACCTATGAGTTTTGACTTAAATTGCGAAATGTTTTTGTTTGATCTGGATGTGGCCATTGATTTATTCCTCCTGTGATATTTAGATCAAGAACTTAAACTCTACCTGCGACTTCTTCAAAGCTGATACCAGTTCTGGTAGCAACGAAAGTCAAGGTAACGTAGTTGATAGACTTTGCAGGCTTCAGGAAGATGTCTGCTCGGAATTCGTTATTATCAATAACATCAGGAGTGTTATTTGTAGTGTCACAAATAACGAGGAAACCATATAATCCTCTCTTAGCCTGAACGTCACGAAGATAAGGTTCAACGATGTTTCTAAAGTTTGCTCTTGTCAACTCATCATTGAGTTCAAAGAGTTGAGCTTGTGCTGCTTTTTCAAGTGCTTGCTCAATTGTAAGGAACAGACGACGAACATTAATGCGATCAAATGCTGATGCATATCCTAATGCAGTCTTATCACCGAAGAGAAGTGTTCCAATACCAGGTGTGGTAATGAAAGAGTTAATTCTTTGAGGATAAAGTCTGTCTCTTTGAGTCTTACTTGGGTTATATGCAAGTTTAACTGCATTGTTTATAACACCTCTTTGCTGTCCAGCAGGTGAGAACCAAGGATAAGCAACGATATTTGTACGTGTCATTAGACCAGCAACGTCTCCGTTACATGGAACATAACGGAATGCATTATTAAATCTGTCAAACATGTACTTATAACCACTATCAAATACACCATAAGATGAAGAAGAGAGTGGACTAAAGAAGTTAATTACATTCTCAGTCTGTGTCTCAGTGTTAGTGACGTTAACAACGTTTGCTCTATGTGGACTAATAGTTGCCATACAGTCCTTTCTGTCTCCAGCAATTGAGAGCAATTGATTTGCTTTTGCTTGAGAATCAAATTCTGTATCACATCCTGGTCCCATAATGAGGTAATCAATTTGAACTTCATCCTTATTAGAGAACAATCTATAGGATGTCATCAAGTCAGCTAGTGTAGCCTTCATTCCACCTTTTGTTTCACCAGATGGAATTGCACCATAATCCTGACCATATAGGAGTTTGTAACTTACGTTTCCTAATGCAGAATAAGTAACATCTTGTGCATCTAGACCCCATAAACCATCTCCAGTTGTAACAGGAGTGCATGATGTTGAGAATCCAGTTGCTAAAGGAGCAGTTCCAAAGTATGAATCTGCAGCAGCTGATGGGTTCTTACCTGCGTAAAGATTATCAGAGTAAAGTGCAAGATAATCCTTGTAGTAAGTTTTCTGAGGTGGATTTACTGAAGAAACTGTATCTTTTGCCTTAGAAAGGTTAAGATGCTTCTCAATAATATTTCCTTTAATACCAGTTAGTCTACCTTCATCATCAACTAGAACAACGTGTAATCCATCATTCTTTCCACCTCTTTCAGTAACAAAATTACTGCTAGTAGGTTTAGGTGCTAATGTTTTCCAGAAAACAGTGGTATTGGTGAGACCTAATGTTTGCTCATCATACCAGTCTTTAACTGTTGCTGGAGTATATGCTGCGCTAGCAGATTGTCCAGTAGTAACACCAGAGTTATTAAGGAACTGAATTGCTGATGATGTTTTAAATGCTGCAATAGCATTTCCTTCAGCATAATCAATTGGGTAGTAAGATGTGATACCAGCAACTGCTGATATTCTATCAGTAATTTTAACATCAAATGTACTATTACTGTTAGTAGAGTCTGTGCTTACACCAGTAATAATTCCTTTAAGGAATCCTGTGATTGCACCAGTAGTTCCAATTCCAGGAATAACTTGACCATCTATGTTAGCAGTAACCGCAAATCCAACACGAGCACCAGCATTATACAAGTTGTTAGTGTTAATACCAATCGTTTGGTCTGCAGCATCATCAATTTGACAAACTTGAAGTCCGTTACCCCATGTACCAGGGTTTTTTGTAGCATAAGTAAATGTTGCATCACTTTGATGATTGTTTAAGTAATCATCGTAGTTGTAAATTTGCAAAGTTGTAGTTGATGCAATACCAACACCTGCGTTAGCATTGTTCAGGTTACTACCTGCTGTTCTAACAACTTTTAGAACTCCACCATATGAAAGGAAAGATGAAGCACTCATCCAGTATTGATACTGTGCGTCAGTTCCTATTGGTTTTCCAAAAGTGTTAACTAAATCTTCTTCTGTACTAATTTCTATGATGTCATCTACAGGTCCGATTTCAAACGGTCCAGCGATAGCACCAATGTTATCTAATACATTATCTGCTCTTCCTATAGTTAGGTCAACCTCCCTTACCAGTACTCCAGGAGATAATTGAGGAGTGGCCATGTTTTTCTCCGATGTCTCAGTTTATCTTCAAATATTTATTAAAAAGGGTATTTACAGCGGGGAAACATGGAGTGAACACTACCAGTCTGGATATGCCCAATCACTAAATGCTTTCTTTTTCCTTCTATTAACTATTCTTCTTATCGTACATATCTTACATTCATAAGAATAAGATGATGGAACTGCCCCTCTACTTTTCCTAGTTCTATAAAAATCATCTACTAAATTTTTTATTTCACCACAGTTTCTACACTTCCTATCAACAAGCAACAAATGACCCAATTTTAATTGCTTGTCATCAAATTCCATTAAGATATGTAATCCCACATATATGATTTATCACCATACTCATCTGCCTTAAACCACCTATCCCCATCATCATCAACAAAGTTATCATCACCCATTCCATCATCCATAAAACCAAAAGGAGCCATGTCTTGTTCTATTTGATTTTTCTGTTCTTCATACAACCTTTTTCTTACATCCTGATCAGTAAGTTCCTTAAAGTAATCATTCTGAACTAACCATGCATATATGACTAAACACATAGCAAGGTCATCATTACACCCTTCTTCTGCCTCAAATGAATTATGTTTCTGAATAAATGTTGTTAATTCAGATATAATTTCATAATCTTTAAATACTATCTTATCAGATTCAATAAGTGCTTTTAAATTAAGAGATCCAACCTTTTTAACAGTCTTGGACATCTTAACGCCAAGTTGAGTTTTCTTACCAGAGAATCCTTGACCCACAACTTGACCTGCTCTACCTCTCATAGAACACATCAATAAGTTTTCATACTCAAGATCAAAGTTTAAAATAGATGCTACCTGATCACCAATATCATTTACCTCACACATTATAAATGCATTATTATATTTCTTTGCTATTTCCCAAATTAAGTTGGGAAATATCATTGGTTTGATTTCATTATTCCTATACTTACCCACAATCTTATGAGGGAACTCTGTAATATCAATGATGACAAAGGCAGAATAATCCTCTGCAACACCTCTTGCAACGTCAACAGTCATTAAATAATCGTGACCTTTTACAGGATCTTCATAGATATCCAATCCTGCACTTCTTACAATAGGATTTTCATATACTAAAGTTCTAAGTTTGGATGGATTGATAAGAGTATCAACAGATCCTAAGAACTCACACTCAAACTCAATCTTAAACTGTTGTTCAGATGTGTTAGCAATAGTTTGTTTTTTCCAAGCATCATCCCTGCCAGGAACTTGAGACCAATGAACATCAGTTGGTATATATTCATTCTTACCTTTCTCTGCATCGTGCCAATACCTATAGAAGTGGTTCATCCCGTGAGGGGTTGAAACCATTATGACTTTGGTTGTTTTACCAGAAGTAATAGTAGGATAAACAGAACTAAAGAATGCCTCGGCAATATGATTAGGAACAAAAGCAAACTCATCCAAGAAAAGAATGTTGAAAGACATTCCTCGGACAGCACTAGCAGATGTTGATGCTGCAAGTATTTTTGATCCATTCTCTAACTCCAGTGATCCTTTATTCCAAGATATAATACCCTGCTGCATCCATTTAGGTAAATTCTCATATGCAGTCTGCAATCTACCTAACAAGTCTCTGGCAGTTGCTGCTTTGTTTGCAAGAATACCAATATTAACACTATCATTAAAAACAACATAATGTAGCAGATATGATACAGACGTGGTGGATTTACCAGTCTGACGAGGCATCTTACATATATTAAATCTATTCTCGTGGAAATTTTTAATTAATTTCTCTTGGAAGTCATAAGGTTGAAATTGAATAAGTCCCTCATCAAGAGAAACAATCTTCATATAGGTCTTAGCAAAATATACAGGGTCAGCTGCACATCTCATAAATTCCTCAATTTGCTCTTGAGTAAACTCTTGAGCAACGTTTGCTTTTTTTAGATTGGGATTACCTAAATAAATGTCTTC